GCAACTGGTTTCGATTTATTCGAAGACAAGTTAACTACAGAAATCGACTTCTTAATTGCACCTCCTGTTACTTCAGAAGCAGATGCAGACACTATCGTAACAGACCTTGAGTCAATTGCAACTGCTCGTAAAGATTGTGTTGTAGTTGCGTCGGTACCTAGTGAAGCGGTTGTGGGTAAAACAGATACACAAGCGGCAACAAATGCAGTTTCGTTCTCGGATGCATTACCTAAGTCATCTTACTTATTCGTAGATAATAACTACTTTAAAGTATATGATAAATATAACGACAAGTATATCAACATCCCTGCAAACAGTTCAACTGCTGGTCTTATGGCGGCAAGTGACCAATTAGCAGATCCATGGTACTCTCCTGCGGGACAACGTCGTGGACAATATCGTGGTGTTACTGATATTCTTACTAACCCAAATCAAACACAACGTGACCAGATTTACAAAGCAGGCGTTAACCCAATTGCTAACATTCCTGGTACTGGTTTAGTGTTATTTGGTGATAAAACTTTACTAAATCGTCCTTCAGCATTCGACCGTATTAACGTTCGTCGTTTGTTTATCGCAGTTGAGAAATCAATTGGTGAAGCGGCCAAGAATGTAATGTTCGAATTCAATGACGAGTTTACTCGTGCAGAGTTCGTAAACATTGTTGAACCATTCTTACGTCGTGTGAAAGGTCGTCGTGGTATTACTGACTTCCGTGTTGTATGTGATGAAACAAACAATACTCAAGAAGTAATTGACAATAACCAATTTGTAGCATCTATCTTCATCAAACCTGCTCGTTCTATCAACTTCGTTCAATTGAACTTCGTTGCAGTTAGAACTGGTGTAGACTTTGAAGAAGTAGTTGGTAGTGTAGGAGCATAATCATGGCGATATTAGGCGTAGATGATTTTAAATCAAAGTTGAAAGGTGGCGGTGCACGTCCCAATTTATTCAACGTAAAAGTAAACTTCCCTGCATATGCATTAGGTGATGCTGAATTAACATCTTTCATGGCGAAAGGTGCTCAGTTACCTGCTTCACAGATGGGTGAAATCGTTGTACCATTCCGTGGTCGTCAACTTAAAATTGCGGGTGACCGTACTTTTGATGTTTGGACTATCACTGTAATCAACGACACTGGTTTTGAAGTACGTAATGCAATGGAACGTTGGATGAACGGTATCAACTCACACAATGAGAATACTGGTTTCAACGATCCAGCAGAGTATCAAACTGACTTAACAGTAGACCAGTTAGACAAAGACGGATTAGTTTTAAAGACTTATAACTTCCGTTCTTGTTTCCCTACTGAAGTTTCTGCTATTGACTTGTCATACGACACTGAAAGCACTATTGAAGAGTTCACAGTGACGTTCCAAGTACAATACTGGGAAAGCGACACGACTTCTTAATTGAAGTATAAATATATGCATGGGTGGACATTCTGCCCATGCATTTTTTATCGAGGAAGAACATGGCAGACAATAACAATAGTATTATGAAACTTTTTGGGTTTGAACTTAAACGCGCAGGCAAGAAAGATCCACAAAAAGAAAATGAGAAAACTCCTTCTATCGTTCCAAAAGTGGATGACGATGGTGCGGGTTATGTAACTGCTAGTGGTTCACACTACGGTCAATACATTGATATCAATGGCGATAATGCAAAAGATAATGCAGAACTCATCATGAAATATCGTGGCGTTGCACAGCATCCAGAAGTTGATGCGGCAATCGAAGATATTATCAATGAATCAATCAGTGGTTCAGAAATGCAATCACCTGTTGAATTGAACTTAGATGGTGTAGATACCTCAGATAAAATCAAGAAATTAATGTCAGAAGAGTTTGACAACATCTGTAGTATGTTGAACTTTAATGATATGGCACACGATATGTTCCGTTCATGGTATGTCGATGGACGATTAGTACACCATATTGTTGTCAATGAATCTGCATTGAATGCAGGTATTCAAGAGATTCGCCCTATTGATGCTACGAAGATTCGTAAAGTCAAAGAGGTAAAATATAAAAAGGATACTAAGACAGAAGCAAAGGTTGTTGATAGAGTAGACGAGTTCTACGTATTCCAAGAAAAGAAACAAACAACTAAAGCAGTTAAACTGTCTCCGGATGCCGTTTCATATGTTACTTCAGGTCTCACAGACCCTAGTAAGCAACGTGTAGTATCTTATCTACACAAAGCAATAAAACCTATTAATCAATTGCGTATGATGGAAGATTCACTTGTAATCTATCGTCTCGCACGTGCACCAGAAAGACGTATCTTTTATATTGATGTTGGTAACTTACCTGCTAACAAAGCAGAACAACACATGAAAGATATCATGAATCGTTATCGTAACAAGTTAGTATACGACGCAAGTACGGGTAATCTGAAAGATGACCGTAAACATATGTCTATGCTTGAAGACTTCTGGTTACCAAGACGTGAAGGTGGACGTGGTACAGAAATCAGTACACTTCCTGGTGGTGATAACTTAGGTCAGATTGATGACATTATCTACTTCCAGAAACGTCTATATCGTTCACTTAATGTTCCCCTAAGTAGATTGGAACAAGAGTCACAGTTTAGTCTTGGTCGTAGCACAGAGATTAATCGTGACGAAGTTAAGTTTCAAAAGTTTGTTGATAGATTACGTTCACGTTTCTCAGGTCTATTCACAGGACTATTGCGTAAACAATTATTACTGAAAGGTATATGTACAGAACAAGACTGGGAAGATTGGAAGAATGATATTCAAGTTGACTTCATTCGTGACAACCATTTCTCAGAATTAAAAGACGCAGAGTTACTAAGAGAACGTCTACAAACATTAGACCAGATTTCACAATATGTAGGTGAATACTTCTCACGTGAGTGGGTAATGAAAAACGTAATGATGATGTCAGATGATGATATCAAACAAATGACAGATGAAGTTGAATCCGAGAATGCGAAAGGCGGAAACGACGAAGATGATTTAGGAGTATAACATGAGTGATGTAGAAAATCAAGAAGTAGAATCAAACCCATTAGCGGAGTTGATTGACGCAATTGCAGACCAGAACTTTAATCAAGCAAAGACACATATGGATGACTTACTTGCAGATAAGATGGGTGATGCATTAGAACAAGAGAAGGTACGTGTTGCTGACACTATCTTTAATGACTTCGATGAAGACGAAGAATTAGAAAATCTTGACGACGAAGACTTGGATGACGAAGAGGTTGAAGAGACTGAATTCGAAGAAATGCAAGACGACGTTGAAGAAGAAAATTAACAAAACCTTAATCTTTAAAGTTCAAGTTTGTATAAATAAATGTAAAAGGAAAAACTTAGTATGAAAACATTTTCTAGCATGAGACAGTCTCTTGAAGAGAAAGTCGTATATAACAAGAAGATGGGCAGAATACCTGTTGTCATAACTAAAAATTCTAAGGGTTTTGAACTAAAGATTGATGGCGATATGGTTGACAATCTCAAGACCCAGAAAGATGCTGAAGCAACAGCAAAACAAATCTTGAAAGATTTAGGAAAACTATAATGAAACTGATTAGTGAATTTACAGAAAACGGACTAGAATGTCTAGTTGAGAAGAAAGAGAATGGCGAGAAGTCTTACGTCATCGAAGGTATTTTCGCTCAAGCAGACGCAAAGAATCGTAACGGACGCATTTATCCACGTGCAATCATGGAATCTGCTGTTAATAAATACGTTACAGAACAAGTTAGCAAGAAACGTGCAGTTGGTGAATTGAATCACCCTGACGGACCTACTGTTAACTTAGACAAAGTTTCTCACTTAATTACTGACCTTCGACTTGAAGGCAATAATGTAGTTGGAAAGGCACAAATACTGGATACTCCTATGGGTAAGATTGTAAAAGGTCTTCTTGAAGGTGGCGTTCAACTAGGTGTGTCAACTCGTGGTATGGGAAGTCTAGAGCAAAAAAACGGTATCATGTATGTCAAAGATGATTTTCATCTTGCTACAGTTGATATAGTCCAAGACCCCTCAGCACCTGATGCTTTCGTAAATGGGATTATGGAAGGTGTTGATTGGGTTTGGAACAATGGCGTTTTGGAACCTCAGATAATTGAACAGATGGAGACAGAAATCAAGAGTGCACCGAAAGCGGATCTATATGAAACGCAAGTTCGGGAGTTCAAAAATTTCCTCTCGTTAATCAAATCTAATATGTAAGGAGTCTATAATGACTGTTGAAAACAATGTCGAAGTAGAACTTCACGATGAAAATGTTAACGAAATCGTGGAGGAAACTCTTGACGAAAAGACAGAACCAAAAGGTGCTGGCGGTGCAGTTGCAGGTCAACCTGTAAGTGAACCAGAATCAGTTGCTTCTGTTGATAAAGCGGCAAAGTCTACTAAGAAAACATCCTTACCGAAGACCAAAGCAGGTCTTATTAATGCAATGTACAGCAAACTTAATTC